TCACAGGTCGGGCAATCCCAAGATCCGCCGCATCGTGGACAGAAACACCATCGAGCTACGGGCCTGTGCGTGCTGGTCCCGTGTCAGCTGGTCATACATATCCAGCACCTCCAGCGGGATCTGTCCTACCCGGCCTGCCTTGAAGGCCTCCATCGAGACCACCTGAGCCTTGTGGCGCTCATCTTCCATGCCCTTCTCCAGCGTCTGGCGGCGGGAGTGCCGCCCCCTCGATGCCTTTGCTCCCCCCTCCAAGCCTGTTGCAGGCGAAAGAAAACCAGCACCACTGTCCCTCGCCTGGGCTTTCTCCTGCGATCCCTTTCCACTGGCCACCACCTGCAAGTCCTTCTTGTCCATCAACCAATGCCCCTGTATCGATAGGGCCGGCACCATCGCCGGCGTCTTCACATTGGTTTCATCCAAGCAGATCCGATGGCTGCGCAAAGTTGCAGCAGCTACTCCGTCACGGCTTTGTTCAGACGCGCGGCCAGCTTCGGGTTGAGGATGATGCCGGCCTCGGCCCTGGCGCTATAGCGGGCGCGGTTCTTGATGGACTGTTGCAGGCCGCTCGAAGTGATGGCCAGTTCCGGATTGACCTTGTTGAAGTCGCGGATCTTGGCCAAAACGGAGGCGCGGTCGCTGGCGTCACCATTGCGCAGCGCCATGGCGAAGGCGTTTACCAGTGATTTGCGGCGATCGAGGATGTGCTGCTCGTAGTTCTTCAGCGCGCGCGTCGTCTCGTACTGCCTGGACACCTTTTCCGGCGCAAAGCCGTTGGCCTGCAGCAGGATCTCCCAAGGCGACAGATCGGCCACGACGGGATCGCCGCGCAGGGTGTTCACTCCCTGTGTCGCATAGCGGCCGGCCTTGATCATGTCCTTCAGCCCCTTGGGCAGCATGGTCTCCACGCCGCGCATGATGTGGCCCTCGTCAACCTGCTGCTTACCGACCAGCACGTTCTTCAGGACGCCGCCCATCGGTCCCGCGGCCTGCTCGAGCAGGTTGTTGAACATGCCGCGACCGTCGAGCTCGCGATCGGCATCTCGGATCCACAGGCTGTCCAGTCCGACACGGCCGGAAATGTTCGCGCCGGTCAGCTTGTCGGCTGGGCCATGCAGCAGCAAATCCGCCCCGCCCTGCCCCAGCAGGCCGGTGAGGAATGCCCGCAGCTCGGTCTCGGCATCCCAAGGCTCGTCGTCATCCCCGAAGGTGGCCTGGATACCGTTCAGCGCTCCCATGATCATGCCCATCATCGGCAGCCCCATCGCGCCGGAGAACAGTGCGCTCATGCCCAGCAGGCCGGTCAAGTTGCGCCGGGCAATCTGGCGAACTTCGGGGTCTTGCCCCTTGGTGGCCTGCCACACCATCCGCCCGAGCGCCCAGGTCATGTTCAGGCTGTACTGCCGGAACATCAGCAGCACCTTCGCTGTGCCGCTCTGCATGAAGCGGGCACGATTGGCGTTGCTGTAGTCGAAGTGGGTATCGAAGATGGCGTCGCGGGCGAACTTCACCGCCTCGTCGAACGACTTGCCATCCGCGCGTGCCAGGCGGTAGGCGGCCATGCCGGTCGCCTCGCGGTTGATCACCTCGGTCTTGTGGAAGCCCCAGCCGATAATCTCCATGGCCTTGCTCCAGGCCGGGTTATAGCCGGTCATGCCGCCCTCTGCGATGCCGGCAAGATTGTGGGCCTGCGTCTTCTCGATCGCGCCGGCGACTTCCAACGCCTGATAGGCGCGGAGCTCGTCGGGGTCGGTCAGGGTCTTCTGGATGTTGCCCACCGTGCGCACGGCGTCGCGGCTGGCGGCCAGCAGGTAGTTCATGGCCTTGACCCCGCCGTGCCGTGCGGCCAAATAGGGATAGCTGACCAGGGCGGTCTGGGTCACGTTTACCAGCGCCGCCGCCGGCGTGGCGCCCAGGTAGTAGGTAAAGCCGAAGGACGAGATCAGGTTGGTCAGCGCCGAGTCGGTCGGGTTCATGATCCAGTCGTGCCGCTTGCCTAGCTCTTCCAGGAGGGCGTCACCGGCCACGATCTTTCGCGTGTCGACGCTGGGGGATGCCTGGATCTTCTTATGTGCGTCCTTCAGGTCGGTCAGCACGCCCTGCAGCTTGTGGGCGTACCGCAGCCGGGCCAGCTGGTGCGATCCGTGCTGCATGTTGTAGGCGAAGGCACGCACGGCATCAGGGTCGAAGCCAGGCACCGACTTGCGGTGGATCTGGTGCTTGCGCATCGACAGTTCCGGCATGGTCTGCAGATACAGCTGGTACACCTGGTCTTGGACAGCGTCGGAGACGTGGGACGTCCGCAGCTGATCGATCACATCGGCAACGAAGGTTCCGCTCGGTGCATCAGTTGCCTTGCCCTCCATCTTCTGCCCTCGAGCGGTAATGACCCACTCCCTGCGCTGCAGATCCTTCGCCGCGCGGTCCAGCTCATTCAGCGATTCGAACATCAGGAAGGTGTTCGTACCGTCCTTCTCTGCGGCAACGAAGAACTTGCCGAAGCGCTGCAGGGGGAAATAGACTCCCTGCAGGCGTGCCGACTCAAACTGCTCTCGGATCTTGTAAACCAGCATGCCGCGACTGCTATCGCTGAGGATCTTCCCCCCGACCAAGTCGCTGCCCTTCAAGTCCTCGATGCGCTTGATCAAAGCCTCCTCGACTGCCTCGGACCTTGCTCGATACGCATCACGGAACTGCAGGTAGAGGGACCGCGCTTCCGGCGTCAGCTGGGACCACTGCTCAACCAAGGGCGCGTATTGCCGGCGGCGCCTCGGCTCTGCCTTCAGCATGGCCTTCAGTGCCTTCACTTCGTTCATCATGTTGGTCTTGGTGTCACCGCTGCGTTCCCTCATCTGCTGCTGGATGACCTTGATCGCATGTAGCACGTTCTTGCGGTTAACCTCCTGCAGGCCCTGCCCGCCTGGCGCCTTGAATTGCAGGGGCTGGTACTCACGCGAGGGATCTACGCCGTCGATGGTGGCCTGGTGCATGAGGTCGAACAGACGGCGGCTTTCCGCCTTGTTCTTGCTGGCCCACTGGCGCGCCGCCTCGGCGATCGTGTCCGCCTCCGCCTGCAGCTTGTTCCGGTCTGCCTGCATCTCGGCCAGGTAGTCCGAATAGCGATCGATGGTCGGAAAGTAGTCACGTCCCAGCTCGGTCAGGTGCCGGGTGGCCAGCGCACCGAGCCAGGTGGGCCGCAGCGAGTCCTTCACCTTGCTCAGGCTGAGGTCTCCCAGCTTCTGCCGGGCGCGCGCCAGCACGCCTTCGCCCTGGATTCCCCTCTGGATCGCATCGATGTCCTCGAGCGCGTCTGCCGGGGGCATGCTAAAGAGGCGGCCGCGGGCGGCCCGCGTCACCTCGGCACCGTTGGGCAGCACCACGCTCCAGGTGCGCGGCCCACTCTCAACCGGATCGGCCAGCACCTGGCCACCGGTGCGCTGGGCCTCAGCGCGCGCGGCGCCGAGGGTCAGGAAGTCAGCCGGTCGGCCGCGCTCGTCCGCGAGGTACCACTGATCGTCGCGGCGGAGAAATCGACCACCATTCTGCTCGAGGAAGGCCTCGCCGCGGCCGTCGATCTGCGGCTGTGCGAACGAATAGGACCGCACCATTTCCCGCTGCGCCTGGGCCGACATGCCGGCACGCAGGAAGCCGTCGGCCTGGCTCAACAAGTCCCGAACCTCGGTCTCGGACCACTTCAGCGATGGCATGACGCGGCGCAGGAAGCGGCGGACCGCGGCGGCGACGCGCTTGGTGAAACTGTTGCGGATCCCCCGCTCTGCCATCACGGCGATCGCTTCCTTGGCGAAGGTCTCGCGATCGACAGTGCCGTAGCGCCTGGTTACGTCGGCCAGCACCGATTTCAGTGCGGCGGTGCCGGATCCATCCGCTGCCAGCTTGTCGATCGCGTCCACGATCTGGGTCCAGTCCTTGGCGCCAACCACGGACTCAACCCCGTAGTGCCCGATTGCCTCGTGCGCCAGCACTTGCGCGAAGCGCTGCTCGGTGGCGATGTTGCCGGCGTTGATCCAGACCGTGGGCCGCCCGTCGTACACGCCCTCGGCGCGGCGATAGCCCGGATCGACCTTAGCGCTGGCCGGGAAGTCCTCGGCCGAGCGCACCACGACCACGCTGGGCGCGTTCTCGCCCCAGTGCTGGGTCAGATCGGTTTTGAGCTGCAGCGCGCGGTCGAAGTCCAGGCCGCCGCTGGCGGCCGGAGCTGCGGATCGGTTTACCCGCCCGCCGGTCCCAGGTGCTTCAGCTCCGGATCCTTGGCCAGCTGCTCCTTCGCCCACTGGCCGGAGGCCCGGTACTCGGCCTTCAGCGACTCGATCTCGGAGGGCGTCAGCATCGAGACGTCCCTTGTCGAGGGTGAGGATGGCGCGCGCTTCGGATTCGGTGAGGCCTTCGAAGCCGTAGCCGAACTGGTCGCGCCACCAGGGTTCGATTGATCCGAAACGTTCACGGACGTCGGCCAGACTCTGGGAGTTGAGGGCGATTTTCCGCGAATAGTCCTTGCCGGTCAAAGCCGTGGCCAGCACCACCTTGCCGCCGTTGTCCTCGATGTGGGTCTTCAGCTGGGCCAGAGTACCTCCCTGGGTCAGCGTGTCATCGATCAGGACGTAGTCGTGGCCCTTCTCCACCTTGCCGGTGAACGGGGGCTGGTTGGCCAGCCGGTGCAGGGCATCGCCGGCACTACGATTGACCCTGGCGGCCTGGACGATGTCTTCGGACACCTGCAGTCCCAGCCGCTGGGCCAGCACCTCGGCGGCCATGCGCGGGATGCGGTTGTTGCCCGAGGCTTCCTGGGACTGCACGGCCACGACCAGGGGCTTGCTGCCCTCTGGCAGCGCAGCACGCACGTTCTCGACGAACTTCGAGGTGATGACGTCGCGCGCCACGCGCAGGGCCGCGGTGTCGTCTCCGGCCTTGGCCGCGGCATAGTCGGCATGCCCGCTCAGACGCCCAGGGCGATGCGCCGTTACCACGTCCGGGAAGTCCGCATCCCAACCACGACGGGAGAAGAGTGGATCCGACGACCCGGCCGCATTGTCCGCTACAGCCGAGGCACCGTCGTCGCGGCTGGCCTTATCCGGCGCCGCGTCGGACGTCTCGGGCTTCGAGTCCGGCGTTGCCCTGGCGTCTTCCTTCGTCTCTGCGGACTTGACGGACTTGGCTGCCTTCGCGTCCCTCTTCGCCTTGCGCTCAGGTTTCCCCAACACAGAGTCCAGGTCGCGCGGGTTCGGGGCGGTGCTGTGCCAGCGTGGCGCCTCATCCGGCATAGCATTCCCTTCATTGTCGACCTGTTGCACCTTCACCTTCCAGCGCGGGTCTTGCCCTGGCGGCCGGAACTCGAGCACCCGATCCCGGGTGTTGGCGTAGGAGCTCACAATCCGGCCGGGCTGGAAGTAGGCGCCCAGCGTTCCGATGTCATCCCGAACGTACTCAGGGGAGCCAGCCTTGATGCGAACCTTGGGCGTGTACACCGGGCCCGCTTCCACGGGTGCGGGCGCTGCAGGCTGTGCCGGCGCTGCAGCAGCTGCTGCCGCTGCTGCAGCTGCAGGTTCACTTTCGATCTTGGCCAACGCACCACCGCTTTCCGCCGGCGCACCGACATTTTCGGCCGCTGTGCTGACGCCCTGCCCTGTTTCACCTGCGGGCGTAGCGGCCCGCGGCGCGGGCGCCTCCTCCGCCTGCTGGGCCCGGGTGACGCGGCGTGTGGTCTTCTTCGGATCGCGCACCCAGGTCTTGAACTGCTCCTGTGACATTTCCTTGATGCCGCCGAGGCCCGTCCAGCCCTTCGAGTAGTTGGCCAGATAGGTGTCGCGGGCTTCCTGCTCCGACGCGGTTCCCATGATGACCTTGTGTTCATCGAAGGAGCCGTCCTTGTTGACCTGGTCGACCACGTACACCGGTAGCGCGGGATCTTCAGCGCGATCGGTCATGAAGACGTCGACGTGGTCCTTGTCCTTGCCGACGGTGCCCTTGAAGTAGCCATAGTGGTTCTTCAGCGCGGGCCAGCGTGGATCCCGCTGGCTGCCGGCGGGGTTCTCGATGCTGATGTCGTGGCCGTTGATGCGGACGTGCCCCTTCTTGTAATTGCCGGCCTCCTTCTGCGCGTCCGTCGGCGCAGGCAGATCGTTCTGCGGGTTGGTCGCAGCCTCAGCAGCCGCAGTGGCCACCTTCGGCGCGCCACTGGGCGCGGACGCCGTCTCCTGTCCTGGCGCCGGCTCGGCCAGTGTGGTCGCGTCCGTCGCGCCAACAGCGCGCGGCTCTGCGACCGGTTCGCGAGACGAACCGGTATCCGATTGCGCCTCCACCTGCCCTGGTGCGAGCTGCAGTTCGCTGGCCAGCGCCGCCGGCGCGGGACGGTCGGTCGTTGCGGGGCCGTCCAGCAGCAGATCCGCCTGCGGCGCAGCATTCCGCTGCGGCTGCAGCGCCGTGCTTTCTGCCTCCGCCGCAGCTGGAGTGCCGGCATCCGCCGGCGGCTCCGTGAGGCCACGACGTCGCTCGCCCTTGACCTCTTCCAGCAGCGGCCGCACGCGAGCACTGGGCAGTCCGTACTGATCGCGCATGGAGCGCAGCAGCGTCGGCATGTTGATTCCGCCATGGGTCTCGACCTGGTACTGCAGGCCGTTGTGCAGCAGCTGCTTGATGTCCGTCGGGGTCGGCTCGCGCAGCGCTTCACCGGTCTGTGCGTCAACCCAAGGTGGCGCGACTGCGGGCGCCAGCGGCGGTGCCGCAGCTGCCGGCACTTCGGGCGTAGCCAGGCCTGCCTGGCCGCCCTGCACTTGAGCAGGCTCGGCCTCGGCGATAGCCGCGATGGCAGTAGGTTCGTTGGGCCGCCGAGCCTGGGACACCAGGTTGGCTATATCTGCGATCGAGTCGGGGACTGCGTCGGGGAAAGGCACCGATGGCTGTGGACGTGCAGCGACTCGGCGCCCGTCGAAGGGCGCGGACATGCCTCGGCCCTGCGGGAACCGCATTTCGGGCTCGGCCATCACCTCCGGTCGAACACCGCCGGACGTGATGGTCCCATCCGGGGCCGCGGTCATCACTTCAGGCGGCGGGAGCGCGAGCATCTGTGAAATCGGTGGCGGCGGCAGCGATGGCGGCGTGGGAACCGGCCTACGTGCCAGGCGCTCGCGCTCAGCATCAGCTGCCACTGCAGCCTGATTGTCGCCGCGGCTGGCGATCGCGCCGCCGGCGGCCATGCCGCCGCCGAGCAAACCGCCGATCGCCGCACCGGTACCGGCGGCCTCGGGGACGCCCTCCCATGCCGCCTGGGCCGGGTCGACCTGACGCTGACCAAGGTTGCCGGCCAACTGCGAGCCGCCCTCTTGGAGGCCTTCTTCGACAGTCTCGCGCGCGGCACCAGCCAGCATCGCCTTCGGCTTGCGTGCCAGGCCGCGGGTGAAGACGTCAGCCTCGAACGGCGCCGCGATGCGGCCGGCAATCGCGGCGATTGGCGCCGTGATGGCTTGCGCTTCCATGGACGCGCCACGCGCGATCGTTTCCTTCACCGTCTGCGGGTCGCCGCCGGCGGCAACCATTCGCTTGTACTCCGGATTCGCGTCCCACACCGACTGCGGCTGTGCCATGGCCTGCTGGTATGTCTGCTGGCCTGCCGAACCCGTCTCCATCACCGTCGTCATACCAGTGGCAGCGGCCGTCGCTGCCCGATGCCCAGCGGCAGTCGCAGCTGTTTCCGCCGCCTCGGTACCGAGGCCCTTGGCCAGCGCCCCGGCCATGGCCCGCTCGCCTGCCTGAGCCGCTGCAGCGCGCGTGCCAGCGCCCATCGTGGCAATGTTCGGCACCTGCTCCGCAAGGAAGTTTCCGATCAGCCGCGGCGAGGACAGCACCTTGCCGGCGCTGGCGAAGAAGCCCTTGGTGTCCTGCAGCTCCTGCTTTTCCTGCTTGAGCGCTTCAGACTGGCTCTCGCCGAGGTAGTCGGTGGCCATCTGCGTCGCCTTGGAGAGGCCCGCACTGTCGGATCCAGCACGACGTCCACCCAAGATTTCCGACGGCGTGCCCGGCACCAGAGCGGCCGTCTCCGATGCCCCCTTTATGCCCAGGCGATCCAGGCCGCGCAGGCCCTGCCGCACCAGGTTCGTCGGCTCCAGAGAGTTTCGCTGCTCAATGGCGCCACCAATGATGTTCGCAGCGCCGGTGGCGATGCCGAGCCCGGTGTCCTTGATAGCCTCGCCCCAGGTGCGCTCCGGGCGCTTGGCGACCTTCTGAAACGGATCTCCCTGCACGGGGGACAGAGTCGGTCGGCGCGCGACCTTGTCGCCCGCTGACGGCGCCTGGCCCGCCGCTGGAGCCGCCCCAAACGGGTTTCCATCGACCTTTTCAAGCGTTGCCATTAGAGGTTCACCTTCGAGTAGCTTCCGTCGTTGTTCTGCACGTACCAGTTCCCATCCGGCGCCCTACGCGCGCCGGCAACCGGCGGCGACTCGTCAGGCCGCAATCCGCGATAGAGCGGATCCGCATCGAGCTCGGCCAAGGCAGCCTTCTTCCCGGCCTCATCCATAGCGACATTCCCGGAAATGGCGTTGAATCGATCGGTGTAGGACTTCAGGCGATCGGCGTCGGTGAGTTCGCCGGTTTGCCGTGGCGCCTGCGCGGCGCGCACGTTCTGGCCATCAGCACCGGTCACGGGCCGCCAGCTGCCGTCACCACCGACAACACCCATGCTGCCGTCCGCAGCAACCGAGATCTCCGGACGCCGAGCGATGCGCGCCGTTTCGAGCGACGCCTGGCGATTGGCAGCGTTGTCCTGCATCTGGGCATTGAACTGTCCGGCCTGCAGTGCGCGGTTGGCGTCGCCCTGTGCCGCGACCGCGTTTGCCTGGCCTGCAGCAAGATCGGCTTCGTCCTGGGTGCGGAGCGCAGATGCGCGCTCCGCCTGACGCGCGCCGGCCTCGCCCAGGATCGCCTGCGCTACAGCAGCACGACCGCTCGGGCTGCCCTTCAGGCTGGCGCTGCCCATGGCGCGGGTGAGCTTGTCCACCGTGGTATCGGCCGGACTCTCGATGATCCCCCCCTGACGGCCGCGCTGCGCAATCTGCGGGGTCGGCCGGGGAGCAACCACTGCCGGCGTTGCCGGCGTGGCAGCAAGGGGCGACACAACGGGAGCCAGAGAGCCACCTGCCGGAGCGCCTGAGGCAGCCCCACTTGCGGCGGCGACGGTGGCCGCGGACCCGGTGAACACAGAATTGCCGTTGGCATCCACTGTGCGGGTAATGCCTGCCGGCAACGCGGCGGTGCGGCCGTCCTGCGTCATGTAGGTGCTCGGCGCCGCCGCAGTGGTTGCTGCAGCCCGGGGAGCTACGGCACCTGCAGCACCTGCAGCACCCGCAAGTGGCGCCGTGGAGCTCACGCTCGAACTGACACCTGTGAAGTCCGCCCCGATCGAAGGTCGCCCGGCCAGCCGGGAACCGCTGAGGGGCGCGGTCGAATCGACGCTGGCCGAGACCCCAGAGAAGGATGGCTTGGGTCTCGGGGCTGACGGAAGGCGCAGCGGCGACAAGCGACTCAGCGCGGCGGAGACGCCGCCAACTGGGTCCAGCTGGCTCGGTGCACGCAGTGGTTGCCCCTGCTCTAATGACGGTGCTGCACCCGCAACGGCCCTACCCGCGTCCCGCACAAACCCGCCGGCCTCACGCCCTGGCGCCGTGATGGCGTCGGCAACGTTGCCAGCAGCGCGCAAACCGGCGCCGGCGGCCCGCCGCGCCAACGCCACGCTCCCGGCAACACCGCTGCGTAACGCGGAGCCGGCCGCTGTGCCGGCACTCGGCCTGGGCGCAATGCGGGGCTGCCCAAGGGCGACGCCCGCGGGATTCAGTTCGTCTCGATCATTGATGGCCATGCGGTTCCCCTTTTCTGGTTGAGGCTGATCACGCGTCGGCGATCTCGCCCTGGAAGCTGAAGTTCTGAGAACAGGAACTGGATTTACTGCGGCCACTGGAGACGGTTGCGCCGTAGTTGACGGCGCTCATCGTGCTGGCAGCCAACTGGCTCGAGATCTGCGCCTTCGCGCGCTGGATCTCGCCCGACTGGGACAGCAAGCCGAGCATCTGCTGGATCCGCATCTGCGCGTGCTGCAGCTGGGCCTCGACCGATGCTCGCTCTCGCGCGAGGCCGAGCTCGAAACTGCGGTCGGCGGCCGCTGAAGCCACTTGCTCCACGCCTGCATCGGCGCTGTAAATACGAGCCTTCGCGTCGAAGGCTTGGCCCACGGCCGCCAGGCGAGCACGTTCACCGCTCAGGGTGGCGTCCCAGCGGGCGATGCCGGCGCGCCAGACGTCCAGGTTCACACCGTGCTGCGCCATGCGCAGGCGCTCCGCCTCGAACTGCATGTTGTTGCTCGCCGCCCAGGCATCCACACGCTTGGCGTTGGCATCGACCAAAGTGCGATACAGGTCCGCCCGCTTGCCCTCTCCCTCTACGCTTGCCGTGTAGCCCTGCCATTCGGCGACGTGTGCACGCCAGCGCGCCTCGTAGGCGTCGACCTGGGCGCGGTACTTGTCGATGCCGAACCGATTGATGTCGGCTTGGACCTTCACCGCCTCCACACGGGTGCGGTAGAAGTCGGCCAAGGTAGTCACGCCACGAAGCTGGGACTCGTAAAGGCGCACCCGCTGCTCGTTGATTTCACCCCGAGCGCGTTCGCCTTCGATCTGGGCGCGGAAGACCTCGACCTTGGCCAGCTCTGCCTGGATGCGATCCCGCAGGACCTGGGCATCAGTCTGGTAGGCCTGCAGGCGCGCGTTGAAGACCGAGATCCTGGCATTCAGCACTGCGATGACGGTCTCGCGCTGGAACGTCGCCGCCTGCAGCAGCACCTTCTGCTCTTCGGTGTGCAGCTGCGCCAGCGTCCCCTCGAGGGCGGCGCCCTGGGCGATGGCCATGCGCTGGTTGGCCAGCGATTCCTCGAACTGCTTGATCGCAGTATCCCGGGAAGCCTCTGCAACGGCGCTTTGGCCGGTCTGGCGGATCTCCAGGATCCGCCCGGCAAGCATGCCCTGGGGCTCAGCAAAGCCCCGGGCCCCAAACTCTGCGACCGCCTGCTCCACGTTTCGATGGGTCTCGAGCTCGATGCGGCTGCGGGCCCGCTGGAAGATTGCGTCTTCAATGATCTTGGGCAGCGCCTGACTTCCAATGATCATGGGCTTGAGCGTTGAGGTCAGCGTGTCGACCAACGTGCTGACGTAGGGCGTCGCCTCGAATTGCCAGGTGTCGTTGAATGGCGGCTCGATGAAAACCGGCTTCTCGGCGTCGAACTCTGGCAGCGAGATGTTCGGAACCGCCGGCAGGTTCAACGCCTCAAAGGTCGGCACCTGCGGCAGGGCATAGTTCGGTTCCAGCGGCAGCACGATCTCCGCCGGATCGATCGGGAGCGTCGGCTCCACCACACTGGGAGTGGTCGGCTTAGCACCGAAAGCCAGCGTCGGTGGTTGAGCATCGAGCTCGGGGGCTTCGCTGATCGAGATCGGTGCGGCCGCGAATCCCGGCGCACTGGGTAGCGGAACATCGGGAGCGCGGAACTCCAATGCCCCGTCGTCCAGGTCCGGACGTCGTGGCCGCTGGAACGTCGCCTGGGGATCAGCGAAGCGAAAGTCGACATTGAAGTCGACAGGGTCCAGGCGAACACTGTTGAGACCGTCGAGGTTGGAAATCGCCAAACTGTACGTTTGGGCCCCCAACTCCATGAACTTATCGTGGGCACTGCCAACGAGTGTGACCGCGGCATCCGCCGACAGGTCAGGACACCAGGTCGAAGCCATGTTTCTTCTCCAATCAAGACCACTGCAGCAAGATGAAAACCCTCCATTGATTGCCACCTTGGACCGCTAGGCCTGGCGTGGCATCAACGGGTACGTACCCATCCAGCAGGTACCGCCCTTCCGCTTCGAAAACCATCGGAATGGCAGTTGGCCCGTCCGGAAGGTCGATCCTTAGCTCGAAGTCGACGCCGTACTCAAAGCCTGCGGCGCCATTGAAGAACTCCGGATTCCTCCACGGATATGCGTATCCGTTGGTGACCAGAAGCTGGTATTCCTCGGGCTCCGGATCATCGCCGCACTGCTGGACCACACCACTGAGCTCGCGCCAAAAACAAGGCCCCGCCATACCTACCCCCTTGTACGTCGTTCGAGATAGACCGGCCGGAATTCGATCGCCGCCAGATCAAAGTCGGCTCCATCCACGTTCTCGATGATGAAGTCGAAGTCCACTGCCTTGATTCCCTTGCCCAGCTTCCAGCGCGTCTCGCGCGTGCTTGTCGCCGGTCGCTCCAGAATCTTGTAGATGGCGGCTTCCTTCTGACCAGATTCCTCATTCACCGTGATCACATGTAGCAGTAGCGTGCCTGTGCTGGTGTACCCGACGAACGCCTCTGGCACCCTCTTCAGTCGGCGCGTCCCGAGCGCGGAAAGCCCGAGCCTGATGCGTGCGGCGATCGGCTGGCCATCATCGTCATCGCCGTCGAGTCGGTGAAGTCCGTTGCTCGCCGCACCGTAGTATCGGCTGCCGATCTTGGCGAAGCTGTTGAACGGATAATTCGTGTACCGCGACAGACCGCGGCTCTCGGTGTTCAGAACCCATGCAATGTACTCACCGGTGTCCAACGCCAAACGTGTGACGAACCCCAGCCCGTCACCAAGGCGCTGCAGAGCCTCTGCACAATCAACTTCGCCGGCGGCCACCAGCGCGCGCTCATTGATCAGTACGACGCCGGTACCCGATCCAAACGCGTCTGCGTCGATCAGCAGCTCTTCTGCGAGACGGTCCGCCGCACGCTGCAGGTTCCCAACCAGATCCGAGGCGACCAGGCTATCGGCGACACGTTCGGACTTGAGGACTTCGGTCAAAGCACCAAACCACAAGCCGCCGGCAATCGCATTGACCGCATCCGCATAGGACCGGCACGCCCCCAGCAGCAGAAGCCTGTCTAGAACTCGCTCCAGCTTTGAGACAGTCGCCTGCGCCGCCGGCGTGAATACGACACCCTCTTCCACCAAGAGCTGGTAGACGATCGCGACTGTGTCCTCCAGGCTCAACACATCAGCGGCAGCGCTGTTGCCTGACTGGGTGCTTCGCCGCCCTGCTCCGAAGGCCATTGCCTCGCCCAGCACGTGGGTCGGCAGTGTCGATTCCGACTGTCCCATGTCCAATGCAACTCGTGGGCTGACAAACCACAACCCACCGAAGGACGACACCATGCGAGGAATGGCCTCAAGCCCCGCATAGGCCATAGGCTCTGTGAGCTGGCGCCCACGTGCGTGGATCGAAAGCCTCGCCGCGCCACCACCATGGCCAGGGGCGGCCTGGAAGCCAGCCGCAATGACCTGGACTGATGCGCCTCCCTCCCCGACCAGGTGGAGCGATGCCACCCCATCCGTGCTGAGCTGCAGAGCCGCGGCACCGTGCGCTGGGACAACCGGGTCCACACCGCCACCGAATCGCACCTGCGCAATGCCGGCGCCGCGAAGCCTCAGCAGGGCGCCGCCGCTGCCGGCAGATCCATGGCCAGCACCCCGCGCGCGAACTACCAACGCGCAGCTGGCGTTGCCGTCGATCGAAGCGGCGTCAAGGGGAACGAACTCAATGGTCATTCGATGACGTCTCCGGTGGCAAACATGGCGCAGCCGACCAGCAGTGGACCTTCGCTCAGATGCAGCGAGCGGTAGAAGCGATCACCGTTGCAGACGTACTCGACGACGCCCCCCACCCTGCGGACCTGCCAGACATCTGCCGCGCTGTAGGTTCGAACTTCGCTGACCCTCGCCCCGGACTCGATCGCGCAGACCTGCATCAAGCCGCCGGGGCTCTGGTGGAAGTAGAGCCCATGAAGAACGGCTGCAGGATCCTCCAGCCTGTCGCGATCGGTACACAGCCCCACCACAACCCCAACCACACGACCCATTGTCAATTTCATAGCCAGATCACCATCGAGCTCGGCCTCACTCCGAGCTCCGGCGTCCCACGCGAACACGCTCGCATACTCGAAGCGCCCAGGGACTCGAGGCGACGCCGGCCGTGCCTTCTGCTCCGGATAGCTGGTGCACGTGATAGGCCCTGGCGGTGCCGTCTGGACGAATACGCTGCGACAAACCTGGTACCGGACGTAGCTGGTCCCGCCGGACTGCTCGTAGCCCAGAATCGTCGCGTTCTGCGGTAGCTGCACTGCGCCGTTGTTCGGGACAGCCATCGTCCCTTCGCTGCAGGACTGCCGCCAGTAGCCCTTCGCGGGCTCCCCGCCACAAAACGTATACGCCGCACTGTACGGCTGTGCTTCACGGGCAGGCTGCGGGGGAATGAATCTTGCGGACGGCGGCTTCGACAACATGTCAGCTGGCCTGATCGGCGACCACATTGAAGATGCTGATGCCGGTGCTGTTGGTGCCATTGGCCACGACGGTGTCGGAGCTGAAGAGCACGGCCGCATTCGATGCAGGCCCCCCAGCGGTGCCCTGCAGGCGGATGCCAGTAGTTGCCCCTCTTCCATCATCACCAGCGGCACAGAAGCGATAGAAGGAAGGCGAAAGGTTCGGTGCGGCAGCATTGGCGCCGTCGAAGGCGATCAGGCCTTGCCAGTCTTCGGACGGGTTCTTCGGCAGAACGTTCCCGACTGGAGCCGCAAAGGTCAGCCCTTGGCCCGCGACCTCAAGCTTGGCGACCTGGGTATGTGCGGCGGCCATGTCCAGGGCAGTGTCGGCCGTTGCCGGAACTGGACCGGCGTAGATGTAGATGAAACCACCATCGAGGGCGCCTTTGACTTGCTGCAGCAGCGCCTGAGCAAGGGGAATCGAGATCGTCATGGTTCGTGGTCCTGGTTCAGAGAGGGGGAATCGCGTACCACCAGTCACCCAGTTCGATGCTGGTGTCGGGAGTCACAGCAAGGGTCGGAAGCCGCATCTGGAAGTCGCCAGCGGACCCGTCATCCAGTCCGATTGCTCCGTCGATGCGCGGCGCAGTGAAAGAGATCTGCCCGAGGTCAGGCTCGTTGCCCACAAGCCGGAACCACCCGGCCAGGCCGTTCGCCACGCCTCGCAAGAGCCAGCGCTCCACTGGATCCTTGTAGACATAGCGGCCATTGCGGACGAAATGCAGGCCGTTGGCCGTTCCGCCAGCCTGCCACGGCCCGCCATCGCGAGTAATGCGTGCCAAGAGCTGGCCCGTAGGCGGTAGGTCTGCACGCGCGGGCTGGATCCCCGAGCGGATCTCGATGCAGCCGCTCCGGAAGATCCCGTCGAACGACGTGGGCCCGAGCAGCAGCGCTTCGAACCCGGTGGAAGTGATGACCGCCATTGAGGCTCCTATATGGGTTTGGGCAGCGACGTCAGCGGGTAGAAGCGACGGTCATCGGCAACCACGCCAGTGACCGCGCCGAGCTCGTAGCCCGTCAGGTAGTTGAGCGTGCCGGTGTACGGGCCGGGGATCGACACGCAGTAGCGACCCTTGCAGTAGTTCCAGCCACCGCTCCAATCGAAGCCGAGGAAATCGGTCACGCCTTGACGTTCGACCATGGCGGTTCTGAGGCTTGCAGCGCCCGAGAAGAAGACCAGGCCCTCGCGCGGGTGTTTGCGCCAGATCACCCCGTGCGGGTAGCACGTCGCCGGCCGCGGCCCTGTTGCCGACGTGCGCCTGGGCACCCACCGGCCAGGTGCTGTCCAGCAGCCGCTGCTGGATGGAGGGTCCATCGGTGCGGCGCGCGTTGATGCGCAGCGCGTCGGTGTCGCTCAGGGTGTAGTGGACGATCCGTCCGATCGAGGGCTTCTGGGTCACTTCGCGGTCCTGCTGGTCGGCCCGAGGGCCTGGTTGATGGCATCGACCCGGGCCTGACCCGGGGCGCAGTTGGCTGGCAGCGGCTGCGCTGCAGCTGCTGCTCGGTAGATGGTTCTGGTTCGCTCGCCGCGTGCGGCGATCACTTCGAGCCGCTGCAGCAGTTCGGCGCTGTCGGTCCGAGCTTGGCGCGCGATCCCCGCCGTCACATCCAGCGTGTCTTCGAGGGTGGCGGCGCGGGCCGCAGCCGCAGCCTCACGGCGATCGCCGTACTGCCTGACGTTGAGCCAGAGCGACATGGCCAGCAGGCCGGCCAGGATGGCCACCCACTTCCAGGCTGCCCACCAGGCACTGATCGCCGACCTGGTGATCACTGCAGGCGGCCTTGGCAGGTGGCCATTTCCCACTGCCGGCGATCGATGATGCCGCCGCACTTCGAACGCCACTGCGGCAGCGCGCAATCGCGCTTCACACCGTCGATCCTGACGAGCCGCCACTTCCACATTTCGGTGCATGCGGCCTGGCGCTCGCCGGCGTTGAGCCGCTTCGCCGCCGTGCTGGCACAGAAGGCCGGCGTGCCGATGTTGTAGGCAAAGTGGCCCCAGGCCTTGATCTCGTGGAACTCGAACTCGCCACGGACGCACTGGCCCATGTGGCCCAGCATGGTACGCACGTAGGCCGTCTCCAGCTTCGTGCACTCTTCGTCGGTGTAGCGCTTGCCCTTGACCACTGCCGGGCCCGTGATGCCGGCGCAGACGGTCAGGATGCCGGCCGAGTCGTAGTACGCCGTGTACCGGCGTCCCTCGTGGGCCGAATCGTTCGTGCCCAGGGCGGCCACCAAAGCGCCGATCAGCGCCAGCGGCGCGGCGGCAAAGCCGACGCGTCGCTTGGTGCTGAGCTTGGTGTCAGCCACGGCGGCGGATCCACGCCCAGAATCGCCTTGCGGTACCCATGCGGGCGGTCCACCAGGCCGACCAGTCACCCCAGTTCTTCACCATGACGGTGAACGTCTGGACGATGGTGAAGATTATCGTGCCGATCAGCGCCCAGTCGCTCAGGGTGTAGCCCGGCGAGTACGTCGCAGCGGTGACGCTCACGGCCGCCCCGATCTTCGAACCTGCGACCGCCAGGTCCGTTGTGATCTGCTCTTTGATGCTCACCGCGGTTCCCCCAATGAAAGGAGGCCGGCATGGCCCACCACTACCGCGGTTGCAAGGTCGCGCGGACACCAGCGGCGCGTCTCACGACGGCCCAAGTGCTGGCTTGAGTGGTGGCCATGACTACCGGCCGTTTGGTAGCGGGAGGTGGATTCGAACCACCGACCTCGTGGTTATGAGCCACGCGAGCTGCCGGACTGCTCTACCCCGCAAACAAGAAGGCCGCTGATCAACCAGCGGACTCCCACGTCCTGGTCAATCAACGGCCTTTGAATGGAGGCGCCCATAAGAACGCCCACTGTAGAAATTCAAACCTACTTTCGGTTCCCGAGGCAACTGCGGTTCCTCATGAGGAAGAAATCCTCCTCATGAGGAACAACTGAGGTCAGATATATGAACAAATCCAAGCAGCTTTGTTCCCCGGCGGCTTGCAGTAGGTGTCCAACCACAGACCGAGCATCGCAATTGCGCTGAGCACAATGATGATGAAAGAGACCATTGTTCCCCATGGCAGCCCCTGGGGTCTTTCTGCCTCAAACACGTCAAGAAAGCCGTCCACGAGGACGGTAATGGCAAACCCGATCATCACGATGGAGTACAAGGTCGCGCCGCTGTTCCCAGAGAAGCGGTCACATAGGTACGCGCTAACGGCAGCAATGGCCCACGCGATGGCAAGCCTGTTTCCCAGGATCAGAACCCAGTCAATCTTCATTCGCAACGCCCCCTAGCATGGCTGCCGGCCAATCGATTGCCAATGTCCAAAAGCTCATAACTGGCCCCACGGAATCAGAACGCGCTTCGAAGGTCGGAGTTTGGAAATCTCATTGCGAGTACGCGTCAGCACGGCTTCAAACTCCGTTGCGTTTAGCTTCCCCTCGACCGCAGCATAGAAGGCCTTGGTTACATCGATAGATCGCGTGCGCACAACTGTGGCGGCGTGCACCTCGCGATCCGTGGCCAAATCGTCGGCGACCGCGCCAAGCTGCCTGGGCTCCCAGTAACGAATGACGACAGCGCTATCAAGCTGTTCGATTTCAACTTGCTTCAAGACGCGTTGCGCGTCTCTAAGCAGCGAGTGAAACCGAGACGTCCGGCTTATCACCATGCCGGAGTAGTAGCCGGACAACAGCCCTGTGACTAGCCCAGTCCCGAGGCCGATCAAAATGTTCTCGCACAAAGGATCCATCCAGCGCCCCATTTGAAGAATTGTAGGGAAGCGGCCTGCCCCCCTAACAAACCTTAACAAATGTGATAATCCCGGCCAATACAGGGAGGGAGTCGCAATGGTTGAGACCGTACTGGGCATGACCGATCTGCAGATCAAATTGTTCACGGCGCTCGGCCAGATTCTTGTGGCCGTCGTTGTCGGCTTCATCGCCTATCGCCAGTGGCGAACCGCAAGGAGCAAGCTGCAGTTCGATCTCTTTGATCGCCGCCTCAAGGTATACGACGCGATAAAGTCGGTGGTTCTTCGATCGGTTCCATCCGATTGGCGTGCGAATGTCGAGCTGGAGATGTCCACCGCGCTGGCAGAACTGCGCTGGCTCTTCGGAAAGCCGGTCTACGATTTCGTTTGGAAGGAGATCTATGTGCCGCTGGTGGACCTTTCTGAAGCAAAGGCCACGATCGCCGAACCCGGACCGCTCAGCCAACCAGGGGTGAGAGAAGCGCGGGACGCTGCATCTGCGAGAGCGCGGGCCCTGCGGCGACAGTTGAGCGATTCGATGAAGGTGCTCGAGGAGATGATGTCCGAGTTCCTTACCCTCACCCATTGATCCCTGCTATGGGACGTCTCACGCACCCATGGCTCAGGCCGCGCAGACTCAACATGCGCAGCGGGCGCGTGGAGGTACAGCCTGCCCGCGGTACCGGTCCCTTGGAGCAAGGCGATTAGGGAAGCCGGTTATCAAGCCCGGCCCGCGTGATCGCGCTCGTCGGCACGGTCACGCGCGGGTTGCCCGAACCACAGCGCTTTGCGAAATCCCTCCCTGCCGCCATGAAGCGCTTCTTGCAGGACAGCGCTGGCGCACTTGTGGGCCTTGACGTAGTTGCCCTTGCGCATCTTGGCGGACTTGGCCAGGCCGGCGAACGGCTGGCGCCGCTCCGGCCACACCAGCTCGTGCGCCGCGTCATAGATCACCAGGCGAAGGCGCCAGCGATCGGCGGGCTTGCCGAGATCCAGAGGCCGCGGCCGCATTGCACGCACTTCCTTGGCCACCTGCCGATAGGCAGCGAGGGAGAGTCGTGCGATCGCGGCGGGGCCCATCCTCGTCGCTACGGCGAGCGCGGTGTGCTTCTCCAGCGGGTTGCGCATGTAGCCGACCGCGCCGGCGATGTCGCTGCTGCCCAGCGGCGCCAAGGTACTGCGCCCCTCCACTGGCATGCGGTAGCTCCCACCGACCAGCAGGCGCGACAGCAGCTCCAGCACATCGCCCTTGCCCTCGTCATCGAATCCATCCGGGGCTGCACCGCGGCGCCGCAGGCCTGCATCGAAGCCGCCTTCTACGAGGCCCGCGCCATGTCCCCGGTACCGCAGGCACTGGCTGACCTGTTCTGGGTAGTGCACGGGAGGGCAATGTCATGACTGCAGACCTGCACCTGCTGGGCCACGGCGTCGACGCAATCCTGCAGCACGACCTGGACCGCATGCCGCCGGCGATCACTGCCGCAGCGCGCGTGCAGCGCTACCAGCGCGCGGTTTCCATCGCACCGCCGGACCAGTGGCGCGCGCTGCGGATCCGCTTCGGCTCGATCTTCCAGATCGCCTGGAGCGCGGGGATGAAGCCGGACCTGGCCACCTGGGCGCGCAAGTTCCAGCGCATCGCCGAGGCCTGCCGACCATGAGGCTCTTCCACGTCCACATCCCGGGCGTGGTCAGACCGCACAGCGTCATCGCAGAAGCCGAGCAGGCGGCGATCGACGACGCGCTCTACACCCTGGGCCTTTCCGAGCTGCCCGAAGGCAGCAGCGTCACCTCTGAACAGACCGGAGACACCTGATGTTCTTCCGCAACCTCACGATGTTCACCTACCCGCAGCTGCAGATGTTCGACTGGCAGGACGGCCTGCAGGCGCGTGCCCTGAAGCCGGTCGGTCCGCTGGAAATGAGCTCGGTCGGCTTCATTTCGCCGTTCGGCCGCGAAGAGAAGGAGCTGCTGTCGCACGAGGTCGGCCGATGCGTGTGGATGGCCATCGGCGCCGAAGAGAAGATCCTGCCGCCGGCGGTGGTGAACAACCTGCTCGACCTCAAGCTGCAGGACATCGAAGAGCAGGAAGGGCGTCGCCCCGGCGGCCGCGAACGGAAACGCATCAAGGACGACCTGCTGCACGAGCTGCTGCCTCGGGCCTTCGTCCGCCCCTCCCGCACGGATCTCTACCTCGACCACCAGCGCGGCGTCGTGTTCGTCGACACCAGCAGCCGCAAGACCGGCGAGGCCGCCATGAGCCAGCTACGCAACGTGGTTGGCAGCTTCCCCGCTCTGCCCCTGAACGCCGAGGTATCGCCGCGGGCGATTCTGACCAGCTGGGTTGCCGGCGAGCCCCTGCCCGAAGGCCTCAGCCTGGGCGAGGAGTGCGAGCTGCGCGATCCGGTCGAGGGCGGCGCAATCGTTCGCTGCCAGCACCACGAACTGCGCTGTGACGAGGTCGACCTGCACCTGGAGACGGGCAAGCAGGTCACCAAGCTCGCCCTGGTGCTGGATGACCACCTCTCCTTTGTCCTCGGCGACGACCTGATCGTTCGAAAGCTCCGCTTCCTGGACGGCGCATTGGACCAACTCGACCAAGGTGATGAGGACGGCCGGCGTGCCGAGCTCGATACCCGTTTCGCACTGCAGATCGGGGAAGTGGGTCGCCTCTACGACCTGGTCCGCAAGCACTTCCGCCTCACCACATACGCATGAGGTCCCTATGCACCCGCATCTTCTGATCACTGGCCGCCTCCCCCTCGACCTCCTGCTGCCCGCGCTGCTGGCGCTGCCGCAGCGCGCGGCGCGCACCGTCCCTGTACGTCGCATGCCGGCACGCCACCGCACCACCTGGGCACCGGCGGGCGGCGGCCGGGCCGAACGTGCTCGCCGCCTGCGCCAGATCGAAGCCGGCACCTTGACCATTGCCAGCGGCCTGGTCGCGACCTACAAGGGCGAGCAGCCGTGAGCCGCATGCGCGCCTTCATCTGCGCCCTGTTCGGCTGCGCCCGTGACTGGCCTGATATGGAGTCGTGCGGCCGCTGCGGCAGCTACATGGATCTGCAGGCGGCGCCGCGCACCATTGGCCGCCGCGTGCTGGACCGCGTCGCCACAGCGCTGATCCGGCGCGGCGCCCGCACGCCCTACTTCCACCTGGTCAACGCGGACGGCACGCCGTACATGGATCGCTTCTGGCTGCTGCGTATTGGCCGCGCCGGCGTCGACGACCGTGGCCAGCCCCGGCCCTGGTTGGCCCTGCGCCTGCACCACATCCGCAGCAGCGACCACGGCGGCGTCTTCCACGACCACCCTTGGTCCTTCTTCAGTCTGATCCTGCGCGGTGGGTACTTCGAGCACCGGCCCTTCGACGGGCCACTGCCGGCGGTACCGGACGCGGTGCCGTCGGCGATCGCCGAGGAACCGTATTCGTCGACCTGGTACGGCGCTGGCCAGCTGCTGTTCCGCCGTGCTGAGGGCTGGCATCGGATCGCCCTTGCCGAGGACCTGCAGGCTGAAGGCACCTGGACGCTGGTGCTGACGCTGCCCCCGCGCGCCCACAGCTGGGGCTTCCGCATCCGCGGCCAGAAGGTCGAGCACCGCGCGTACTTCCGGAAGGAAGCAGTCCGGCAGCGCGCGCGGCAGCAGAACCAGGTCCCGAACGGCTCGGATTGGACCCCGTGAGCCATGGTGCGCAAGTCACACCCCAACGCGCGCCGGCCATGGACGGTCGACGAGGAAGAGACGCTGCGGCTCAACTGGCCGCGGTTCCCCGCCTTCCTGATCGCGCACGTCCTCGAACGACCCACAGCCGCGGTGTACCGGCGGGCTGCGGCTCTGGGCCTGCAGAAGGCCAACGACTTCCATACCCAACCGCTGGCCGCGCTCTGGAACGGGACGCAGGAGCCGGGATCGATCGCCTCGCGCTTCAAGCCCGGCACCACACCATCGAACAAGGGACTGCGCAGGCCGGGCTGGCACGCCGGCCGAATGCGGGAAACCCAGTTCAAGAAGGGGCGGCCGGCCAGCGAGGCGCGCAACTACGTGCCGATCGGGACCGAGAAGGTCGATCCGAAACGGAAGGTGCTGATGCGCAAGGTCACAGACGACCCAGCCCTGTTCCCGGTCAATCGCTGGCGACCGGTGCACGTGATGGTCTGGGAGGCGGAAAACGGCCCGGTACCGGAGGGACACATCGTGGTGTTCCGGCCGGGCCTGAAGACGCTGGTCGCCGCAGAGATCACTGCTGATCGCCTCGAGACTGTCACCCTCGCCGAGAACATGCGGCGCAACAGCTACCACAACCGGTTCCCTCCGGAACTGAAAGAACTGGTCCACCTGAAGGCGCGAATCACCCGCCGGGTCAGGAGGCGAATCAAGGAGCAAGAAGAAGATGAAGAACAAGGTCAGTGATGTGCGCGATCACCTGGTGGCCATGCTCGAACGCCTGGGCGACGACGACCTGAGTGCAGAGCAGATGGGCCAGGTCATCGAGCGCGCCAAGGCCACCACCGTCGTGGCCACCACCTACATCGGCGCGGTGAAGGTCGAGCTCGACGCAATCCGGTTGGCTCACGAAACCGGGAACCTGACGGCGGCGGTTGCCGAGCCCCAGCAGCTCCCCACGCTGCCGCCGAGCCAGAGGCGCTGACGATGACTGCCAAGCGACCCGCGCCGGCCTTCGCCTGCGACATTGCCGCGGGCCCTGATCACACTGCCGTTGCAGAGATCGTGGCCGGCAAGGTCACCAACGTCCGTCATCTGCCTCGCCAAGATCCGCTCACGAAAAAGTCGCAGGTTCTCCTAGTGCTGAAGGCCGGCGGACGCATCGTCACCGGCCACCGCCCGGGCCTGCTGCAGCTGCTCGACGCCGAGGACAGCCCAGTGCCTGCCTGGCAAACCGCCCTGAAGGCTGCCCAGCCCTCCCCCGCACGTTCCGGAGATACCCATGAACCGCAGTGACGTCCTCCCCCGCTTCCTTGCCGATACGGCCACCCATGAGCTGCGGATTGTGGTGGACGACGGCGTGCACCGCCACCTGCAGTTCCGGCGCCCCGGCACCTACTGCTACGGATTCGACATCGTGACCTGGCCCGGACACCTGGCGATCTCCGGCGACATGGGCACCGCCGTTTTCAACCGCCTGCACGACATGTTCGAGTTCTTCCGCGCAACGCCTGCAGAGCATGAGAAGGCCGGCGGCCTGTTCGTAAACGACGGCTACTGGGCCGAGAAGTGCGAGGCCAACGACGGTGGGAAGAAGGAATTCAGCGCGCGCCTCTTCCGCGACCTGGTGATGCGCCTGTTCAAGGAATACGTCGAGGAACGCGTAGACCCTGACGACTTGGCGGATCCGGACACGCGCCCGGAATGGGTGGCCCGGCTGTGGCAGGAGCTCGAGCTCGAAGTGCTGAATGACTCGGAAGACCATGACGCACTGAGCAATGCGATCGGCGCTATGTCGGACTTCGCGCCGAGCGACCCCGACTACAGCGACTTCCAGATCACCGACGCCTGGGAATACGCATCGTCCCTGCAGCAGTACACCTTCCACTTTCTCTGGCGCCTGTACGCGATCGCCCGCGCGATCCGCGCCTATGACGATGCCGCCGGCGCAGCCGAACCGACAGGCCTGCCCAGCGATATTGCCGCGCCGGCGTCACTGGCGGAGGCCGCCCATGCGTGAGCGTCCCAGCCTGTTAAATGGCGATGCAGTGTGGCTCGCGCGAGCTTGGCGCAGACCTGCGCCAAGCCGAACCGAAGTCGCAATGCGATTCTCAGCACTTTCCACCAAGTTCCGCGATGTAACGCTCCACAGCCACCATCGCCAGCTGCATAGCATCGCCCTTGTTGCGGATCACACCACGATCCCTCACCTCGACGGCAACACCGTCGACCGTAGCCGTGAACTGGAACACCTCCCCCGCCTGACTAGTAACAGTCACGAGGAACCTGTGGCCATCGATCACGCCCCTGAGAGTGCGGCGAAAGCCTTCTGTCTCCATGTTGGATCCCCCGCCATCGACGGGGGTCAATTTACGCCACGCGATACCCAACTGAATAGGTCCATCTTTGGCGACTCAGATGAGGAGACGCCGATGTCTGATCAGCAGCTCCCATCAATACCAATCTCTACCCATGAGGTCGCAGAGCAGGAGCTCTGTCTTCTCTCTTGCGTCCTGCTGCGACAGAACCGGAATCGACAGGCGCGTGAGACTAGGTCCGTTCATCACGTGAACCGCAACGATCTCGCCGCTGCCTGGAATATCCACCGAAACCCTGCACGTAACCACCCTGCCCCTGATTGCGAAGACCCAATCCTCGTGCCACCTGCCGCTCTCCGGCATCCAGTGCTCCCTTTCCTATGCATCCTGCATCGCAGCATAAATGAGCTAACAGCCGCGAGGTGTTCCACCCATGGCCAAGCTGCCTCCCGCCGCGCTGACCTGGTCGTTTGCTGGGGGCGGGTTCCAAGCCGGCCTCGCCCCCCCGTGGGAGATCAGCCGCAGATGCCACGCCGCGCCCTTCCACGGCCCCGACGAGCGCCCATCTGTCCTCTGGAGCCTGCAGGCGGTGCCCCATGAGTAGCTACGGACCCTCGTCACGAGGATTGTCGAGGACCGGATCCCCCGCGAACCTGCGCCCGGTCCGATTCGTCACGCTCAAGCAGTTTGAGGCGCTGACCGGCTACACGGTCGACGCGGTCAACTCGAAGATCAAGCGCGGCGATTGGCTAGAGGGCGCGGTGTTCATCAAGGCGCCAGATGGAAGAAACCTGATCGATTTGGAGGGATACGAAGAGTGGGTAGTCCAAGGCAGAGCGGCGTCAGGCCAGCTTCACAAGGCAGCATCGAGATAACCTTTCACTACCGCGGCAAGCGCTGTCGCGAACGGCTGAAGCTGCCCCCGACCGCACGAAATCTGCGGTACTGCGAAAACCTGCTGGGCCAGATCAAGATCGAGATCGAGAAAGGCACGTTCGACTACGCCACGCACTTCCCCAACAGCAAGCGTGCTCGCCAGGTGGCCACTCGGCCTGCAGCCCTGGACAACCTGGAGCAGGTGCTGACCCGGTGGCTGGCGCAGAAAGAGCCCGAGCTCGAGCACAGCAGCCTGATCGGCTACCGCCGCATCGTCGAGAACATCCTGGTGCCGCGCTGCGGAGCGATCGCGCTGCGTGACTTCGACCGTATTGCCCTGAAGGAGCTGGTGGCCACGTTCGACGAGTCGACGTCGGCCAAGCGCATCAACAACGTCCTGGGCCCGCTCCGCGGTGCACTGGATGAGGCCGTGGCCGACGACTTGATCCCGAGCAATCCCCTCGACGGGTTCAGGGTGAAGCGGCGTGCCAAGGCCAATGCGCGCGAAGAGGTCGACCCATTCACGCCAGAGGAAGTTCAGGCAATCCTGGCCGCTTGCCGCGAAGACCAAGTCCGCAACTACTGCCAGTTCAACTTCGCCACGGGCCTGCGCACCTCAGAGATGATCGGCCTCTGCTGGTCGGACATCGACTGGCGCAAGGGAACGGTCAAGATCCGGCGCGCCTGGGTCATGGGCAAGATGAAGGCTCCGAAGACCGAGTCCGGCGTGCGCGAGGTGCAGCTGCTGCAACCTGCGATCGATGCCCTGAAGGCTCAGCGCGCCCATACCGCCACCGCGGGCGAGTTCGTCTTCCATGACCCCAGGACGAACGCGCGGTGGGGGTCGGATCAGAGCATCCGCGCCGGCGAATGGCAGCGCGCGCTGCGCAAGGCTGGCGTCCGGTACCGGTACCCCTATCAGATGCGCCACACCTTCGCCTCCCAGGCGCTCAGCGCCGGCGAGAACGTCATGTGGGTGGCGCGGCAGATGGGACACCGAGACTGGACGATCACAGCCAAGAAGTACGGCCGCTGGATCCCATCAATGGTTCCAGATGCTGGTGCTAAGACTGCCGAAGTATGGTTGGCCGCTTCTGCAGCAGCCAACCCAGGGTGAGAGGTAGCGGCCTAGTCCAAAGCGGCATTCTTCCGGTCCAGTCTAGGCAGAGGCAATCAACCCTTCGGTCGGAATTGCACCACATTCTCCAATCGCGGAGGAATCAACTCCGCAGTAGTCGTTTCCAAAGCACTTGCCAAGATTGGCAGCGGAAGCCGAGCTTCTGCAGCGAACTGATGGAGCGGGATACCCGCCTCAGCTGACAAGTAGTCAGCAGCACGACGGAACAGCCGCGAGGTTTCCCTCTCAGCATCGTCGCCCGGCTCTGCGCGACTCCAGTTTCTCTGGCGCTTCTGGATGTTCAGATACTTGACCTGATCTTGGTTGAGGATGCCGAGCACCTGTAGCCTTTTAATGATCGCGGCGACGGAGACACCCCACCTCTTCTTCAGCAACAGCAGTGCATCCAAGGAGGTGCTATAGACATCCTTTAGGAACGACTCCGCAGGCAGCATCAAGGCACCCGCAAACCGCCACGCCTGGTCTTCGACCAACCGGAATGTCTCGATGTCGAGCTCACCTTCGACAGAGATCGACTCATGGAGAACCAGGTGACCAAATTCATGCGCCACGTTCAAGCGCGAGCGATCCCGCGTCGCGTCGGATGAAACTACGATGAAAGGCCTCTCACCATAGTATGCCGACAGTCCATCCATTCCGTCTGGCAATGGAAAATGCATCACAGGTATCGAGCGGTTCTCCACCAACAGCGTTACATCGGAGATTGGCCCCAATCCCAAACCAAGCTCTTTGCGGACCGAATTAGCAACCTCTTCAACCTCATCGCCACTCAGCGACAACGGGTCGACATCCGGCGGGATCTTTGGAATGTCTGCGTCAGCGTAATCAACGTGCTCCTGCATCGCATCCATAACCGCAGCAGCCATATCCAGAACCGCAGCTGCACGTTGCTGATCTAGGATTGTGTCACGTGTCCGGCGAAGTGAACGATAGTGAACCAAGGAGCGCGGGCTGCGCTCAACTGGCCCCACACCCCTCCAGAAGAACTCGATTGGAAAATCCAGTTCTGCAGCGATTCGCAGCAACGTCTCCGGCGCGGGCACGCGATCCCCGTTCTCAAACTGGCTCAAGCCTTGGCGCGTCACATCCGTGCGTGCGCCCAGGTCAGCCAGCGTCATGCGACGCAGCGCGCGGGCCTGCTTCAGACGCCGTGGTTCAAACTTAGCTTGCACGATTGCCCTGCTCTGCGCGCTCTACGGCCTTGCGCTTAAATGCCTCATTCAACCTATCTTGCACCTCTTCAACAGCTCCCTTCAGAGGCGACTGCATATCCAAAATCAGAGGCGCCAGTCTCGATGCATGCTGATCACGGTTCGGGATCTGCAGCAACACAAATTTTGGCTTGGTCACGCCTGCGTGCACAAGCTGTACGTAGGCACTCTTCTCCACAAGACTCATGTCGGGCTCTTCCCCGGTGGCCGCGAACAGATCAGGCGTGCGCATCACAAGCTCGGCACGCGATGCGGCCTTGCGGACCGCTCGGCTCCCGTTGGCTCCTGCGTAATGAGTGGTGAAGATCGTCTGCCCAACCTGGAGCTGCAAGAAGCAGTAGTTGCGATGCCGATTCCACGCCGTAGAGGTGAAGAAGAGCCTCGTCTCCGCTGCCTTCGCCTCCAATGCGTGCTGGACTGAGATGTCTCTCAAATAGCTAAGGCCTCTTCGACCTTGAACAAAGCCGCCGAGCATCGGAGTGGAGGCAGCCAGTTTAGCCAGAGCCGCATAGGCTTCAGGGACCGCCTGCCCCAGAGCCTCACAGTGGCGCTCGGTGACACCGCAGTGCTCCAGAATTTGAACAGTATTCATCAGTTGACAAAACCTCTGGTTTGGAAGGGACCGGTTGACACCCCTAGTGTCCGCAAATTTCCACCAAAGACCCCGCTTTGTCAACAAGAACAT